AATCCTCCATAAAGGTGGTGTAGGCAATCGGATTTTTAATCTTTAATTCTCCTAACATTGCTTTATTTTTAGATAACCATTCGTTGTAAGATCCTTTGTGAGACACAGCTTCTAATTCTTTTAAAGCTGTTTGGATCTTTTTGTCTTGCTGCACTATCGCAGCGGATACTTCTTCAGCAGATGCAATTCCATCTGAAATAAAACCTAAATATGCAAGAGCTCTACCAACAGCAGAAGTTTCACAATTCTCTAGTGCAGAAGTTTGATTTATTTTTGATGCTGATCTTTTTTCTTCAGCATGACCAGTAGATACATGAACACTATCAATATAAATATCTGATTGCATCACTACTGTATCTGCATCAATACTCACTATTCTTGTTACAATATCTAATGCAGTTCCAAGAACTCTTCTTGCTATTGCTACTCTTAATGCAACAGTTGCATAATTTTTTCCATGAATTGGAATTGTTTGTCCATTTAATGATTTTTTAAATTCATTAACAGCCAGGACTAGCCTATCTTTTATATCAGCCATATAGTTATTCCTCCTATGATTAAAATTAAAAGAGCTGATAAAATTCTTCTTTTAATTAGTTTATTACGTTGGTCCAATTTTCTTTGGATATAAAAATCTTCTAGGTTCATGATAGCTTCCATAATAATTTAGCTTCTTTAAGTAATTCTGCTGGCATTCCATTCCATGCAAATGGATGATCTAGGTTCATGTCCATCATTCCAGCTGCTTCTTCTATAATTTCTTCTCTTGTTAAATGTTCAAACATTGCTAAAATTTTTTCTCTTCTTCTAAAAGTGTTAAACATTATTTGTAAATTTTTTTTCATTCCATCTACTGTTAAATGTGGACAGTTAGTGCTATCAAAAATTACATAACCATCTTTTGTTGCGTAAAGTAAATATGCTGGAACTTTAAATTGAAAATGTGCTGCATAAGTTGCCACCTGGACACAATGATTAAAACTAGCGGTAGCTGGAACAGATGAAACAAGAAAAGATCTGCTTCCATCCTTTTTAACTTTACCGAGACGAGACCATTTAGTTTTCAGTTCAATAATCTTATGAGGAAAGTCATCTTGCGATGTCGGATTTAGCTCTGAGAGAGATTTACCGAACTCATGATTATTGATACTGCCATAGTCAAAATCAATACGACCTACTGTAGGCAACAATGGAGCACAAAATCCTTCCAGTTGATCGATTGATATTTGTCTTTCGCAAGTTATAGGACTTGCTACCGCCAGTTCTTTTAATCCAGATAAAGCATGATTAATTACTTCTGGAATTTCTTCTAAATATTTTTGTTTTTTATCGCTATCCTTCTCATCATTAGGAATATATTCTTTTAATTTTTCTATCTCCTCCTGGAGTGCTGCATCTTTTGTAATTTTTTCATTTGTTGTAGCTGCAACTTTTTTCTTAACTGGATGTAATTTGTAAATTGTATCTGCGTAAATTCTTTGAAGAACTTCTCCGACAATTTTACCAGCTTCCATAGCTGCATTAGATGGAAGTAATTCTCTTCTCATCTTTTGGTCCATAAATACATATTTGAATAACCAAGCTGCATCTGGAATTACAAATTGTGTTGGAGAGAAATGATTGATGTTTGTTTTTTGTGCGAAGAGAGGAAGAGTGTTTTGTAAAGCTGCCTCTAAAGGATCAGTAATTTTTTGTTCTGTTGATTTTATAATCATGCAAGGACATATAAGACCTCATGATAATATGTAAAACTCTTTATGCGTTTTGGATAAACTTATTTTTCGGAAATATTCTCTTTGGTACGATTAGATCCGAATGGAACGATGGTAGCTTTTTTGTTCTTAATATGTTGCATAAACCATTCAACAAATTCCACTCTAGGATATAAAATTTTGTCATTTAATCTAAAATAAATTTTAGGTCCTTTATCTGCTAATCTCCATTTTTTTAATGTGTTTCTTGGTATCTGGAAATCATTTTCAATATCAATATCAGTTGCTGTTTGCTTTTCTTTTATCCAATCTTCAAACATTATTTTTTACCACCAACTATTTTTTTAAATGGAAATTTTTTTATTTTTTTTGATTGTAAAAACAATTCCTCTCGATTTTGTTCATTAATTTGTTGAGTTACTTTGTTAATTTGATCAATCATTTTTTGCATTTGCTCTTCTTGTTCTTTTGCAATTTCAGCAACTTTTATTTTTTGCTCATTAGAAACTTTTGCATGATGCTCGGCATATTTCATAGCTTCTTTTTTATATTCTTGCTCTAATGTTAATTCTTTTTTTAATTTTTCAATTTCCATTGATAACTGCTCTTCTTTTCTTACTAATTTTTCATCTGGTAAAGCAGCTGCTAAATGAGTTCTATCAACTACAGCTTCTGGATTTAATAAAACAATTATTGGTGCAATGAATGTAGGTTTAAAATCTTGTAAAATAAATTTGTTTTGATTTTCAACATAAGGATCTGGATTAATTAAATTACTCTTTCCTCTTATCTCTTCATAAGTTCCAAAATAAAAATGTGTTTCTGTATCATTAGAAAATTCTGGAGGACCAACTGGAACTTCAACACCAATTACGCATAATTGATTTATATAATTTTGTTCTTTATTTTCTGCTCTGTAATAAAAAGCAACTTTGTTATGATACATAGATCCTCTTGCCACAACTTTAATCGCTTTTATATCTGGTCTGAAAATATCTCTTGGAACAACTACAACTTCTAAATCTTTTTCATTAGCTTTATAACTAAATAATCTTCCTGGTGCATAATCCTCTTCAAGTTCTGTACTTTTTAATAAATCACATTTACTCCAGATTGGAATTGATTTTTTTTCAAACATTAAATCAACTGGATCGCATTGTAATTTTTCAGCATATTGTATGGCAAGTTCTCTTGATATTTCTCTTCCACCACTCACATGATGATATAAAGATGGTGCTTTTATTCCAGTTCTTTCAGCAAAGCTTCTAGCACTTAATCCAGTGCTTTGAATTTTTCTTCCAAGTAATGTTCCTGGAGGTGTTTCAATATTATTAAGATTTAAGAATTTTGAACTTCTAAATTTTTCAACAAACTCATTGTGCATTTGAGCTCTTTTCATTTCATTTTTTTTTCTATCAATAACTTCTAATGCTCTTTTAAAAACAGCATCCTCTTCTCCATATATATGAAGTTGCTTTCTTTTATCTTTTGCTGCTTGTCCAGGTTTAGCTTTATAAACAAATAAAACATCTGCCATTGGAGTTCCTAATAAACCTTTTGGTGGAGTTCTAACGATTGCGTAATCTTCTAATTCTGAAACAGATGTCCAATCTCCAATTTGTTTTTCTTCTACCTTTCTCATTTAAAACCAAATCTATTAATTATGGTTATATATTTTTTATATCTTTCTATGTTATGACCGTAAAATTGTTTCATTAATTCTTCTGATGGTCTAATGCTTATAATTTTTTTATTTTTTAAAACTTTGTCATGTGGATCTAAAATAATAAAACTTCTATTTGCTAGACAATCTTTTAATACTTTATCAACATGACGATCTGATTTTTGTATATATTTTTTTAATCTTTCTAAATAAATTGGCTGTTTTTTGGCAGAAAAATAAATAATATAATTTAAGATATTCCATCTATAAGGATCTTGAACAAAATATTTCATTAAAGGAAATTTGTTAAAGGATTTAATAAAACGTAATTGTTCTGTTGCAAAACATCTGGATAAATTAAAAGCATTTTCTAAACTTAATATGCAATCAATTTCTTTAAAATCTTTTTTAGAGTTACTTAAAATATTATTTGCTCTTTTTTTGAAAATTTGTTTTTGTCTTTCGTTCAAGTGTCAACCTTTCTTGTTATTAATGTAACCATATTGAGCACATGAATAATATCGAAAGCTTTTCGGTATAAACCAGTCAACAACTCTTATTTCATTAGATTTAGGTCTTTTCATATTATTATCTTATATAGTTATACAACCTAAAAAAGTAAAGGAGTTTATCCATATTGCATACATAATAGTTGACAAGTTATCTGAGTAAATTAATGAGGTTTTATGGCTAGAAATGAGCAATATCCAGGAGTTTTAAAGACATCCTACTCAATATGGCATAGAAATCAGCATAATGGCATAGCTTATTCAGATATTGATAAAATTAGCCAGTGTCCAGCATGTGGAAAAGCTTTATTTATTGCCGATTTAATCTTTAATGCAAATGACCAGTATAAAACAAAGCCTTTTTATACAAAGAGGATTTATCTTGAAATTGCAACAGCTTTACAAATACCTTTTTTTGAAATTTATTACACAACAGAAGGCAGAGAAGATAATGGTCTATTAGAGAGGCTCTCTGTTCGAAGAATAGCTCCAAATAAGAGCAACCTACTCCACATTACTTTAGATGAGTGGTTACAATATTTAGAATTAAAGGTCCAAGAGCACATTCCAGTTTGCCAATCAGCTGACTACTTACTCAAAAGAGTTACAGAAAAAAACGATCACAATAAAAACTTTACAAGGAGAGATGATTATGTCGAAATTTTACTTAACAGATCCTAATATTATTAATGCAGCACTAACTGATAAAGAGTTTAGAATTTATCACTATTGTTGTTCAAACTATAATGTTCAAAAGAGATCTGCCTACATTAGAATTGTAGATATAGCTGGTCTATTCCAATTAACTAAAAAAGAAGTTGAAGAGCTGCTAATTAAATTAAGTCAAATTAAAGTCAACGATTTGCCATTAATTAGTATGCAGAAAAAAAAGTTTATTTCTTTTGATATGCCAAGCCATAAAAAATTTATAGAAAGTTTAGGTTTTAAAAAATATTCTAATCAAGGATTTAGAACTTTAAATAGTCATTTCAGGACGATCCAGGAAGCACAACAAAATATAATTAAAGAATATATTTATCCAACATTAGACCAGTACGAACTCCTGGAGAAGCTAGAAGATTTGCCAACAGAAGAATTAAATAAAATTAAACCAGAACAATTACAATATCCATGGGTACTAAAGAATGTCATCAAAAATAGACCATGAATTAAATCAATATCTTTTTGTAAGAACTAACATAATTAATATTCTTGCAGATGCTGCTGTTGCAGAGAGATTTATAAGAGCTCCAAATAATAAAAGATGTCCAAGTATGTATCAAATGCTTGAGACTTATTATGATAAAAAAGACTGGGGTTATCATGTTGAGCCTAAATTAAAATTAAGAGGCACTCCAAAACAAATGCAAAATTATGATACAGCTATAGATCTGCTATTGATGATTGATACAGATATGGATGAAGATCCAGTATTAATGCGTAAGATCTCCTGGATGAGAGCTAATAGAAACAAATGGACAAGTATTGGAAAGTATTTCGGTATTCATAGAACAAGTGTTAAGAGAATGTATGATAGAGTATTAGATAAACTATCAAATAAAGTTATTACTGAAAGTGTTGACATACTAATCAAAAAGTTTAGTTAATTAAGTTATCCTCAAATATTTTTATAAAATAAATCACATAAGATAAAATATTAAAACATCATAGTTGAAAAGTTATCTATGAGCTGTACAATAATAAGAACTGTTTTCAAACAGAATAAGATAAGCTGTTGGAACTATTTTTTTTTCTCTTTTTTTTTTCAATCAATAATTAGCAACAAT